TGCCCTTCTTCAGGCCATTGATCAGGTCAGCACCCTTGTTGAGCAGCCATGTGTTGGCGTCGGTGAACTTGTCGATGATCGAGTTCTTGATGCCGTCCATCCAGCCGGGTGCCTTGCCTGCACCATCCCGAAGCTTGTTGAAGAAGTCACCGATCCGGGACCCGAGGTCCGTGATGCCAGAGATGACATCAGGGAGGCCGAGATGGACCAAGGCACCGCCGAGGTCTTGCAACTTGCCTGTGACTGTCGGGTTGTCCGAGAACCACTGGAGTGCATCAGCGAACGCCTGAAGCCCGTTGGCGATCTTGTCGATCGAGCCATCCTTCGACATCTGAATGAACGCATTCGCCATGCCGGTAATGACCTCGACGGAGATGTCGAGGATGGCGGCAGCCAGGTCACCGAACGCCTTACCGAGCGCAGCCCAGTCAAGCTTCGACAGGGAGTCGGCAAGATCACCGAGACTGTCGACCAAGCCAGGGAGTGCGTCAGCACCGTTCTCGACAACTCCGGCAAGGAAGTCACCGAGTGCGGTGGCGAGCTTCCCGAATGACTTGCCAACCTTCGCCCAGTCAGCCTTAGCGAGGGCCTCACCGAGAGGCCCGAGGCTCGCAACGAAGTCCTCGATACCCTTGGATGAACCCTTGGCGAACGCCTTCAGGAACTTGCCGAACGCATCAGCCATGGCAACCAGGCCAGGCTCAGCCTTCTTCAGGCCGTCAGCGATAGCGTCAAGGATGATGCCTAGCGCCTCAATGCCGCTACCGGCAAGCTTGCTGCCGATCTCGATCAGGACGCCCAGTCCGTCACCAATGTCGTCCATGTGGGGTTCGAGCGCCTTGAGCGCCTTGCCCATCGCATCGAAGAATGCGTTGACACCCTTGGCGAGACCATCGCTGGAGAGCAGCTTGGCGAAGTCGTTGACCAGTCGACCGAACGCTGTGCCGATCTTCGGCAGCGTCTTCTCGGCGTTCTTGCCGATGGCTGCGAACAGATCCTTCAGGCCCTCGGTTGCCTTGGAGCTGAAGTTCTTCTGGAAGCCCTCAAGCCCCTTGAAGAACGAGGTCAGGCCCTTCTGGAACTCAGGACTCCCGGTAACCTTGGCGATGTCCTTCATGGTGTTGGCGAAGGTCTTCATCGTGGAGCCGCCAGCCTTCTGGGCAGCATCCGAGATATTGCCGATGATCTTGAATGCGGACTCGCCAATGGAGGCGAGATCCTTCAGGGCGTCAATTCCGTTCTGAATCCACTTGTCGAACCGGCCATCCTTGATGGCGTCACCGAGCCACTTGTTGAACTTCGTGGCAACGTCACTGATCCAAGTGGAGAGCTTCGGCAGATACTCCGAGCCCTTCTGGCCCAGTTTGGCGAAGATGCCCGCAATCGGCTCCGCGTTCTTGGCGAGGATGTCAAGTGCGCTCGCGGTGTTCTTGAACATCTGCGGCAGGTCAGGGATCAGGCTTTCACCGATCGTCCCGAGCAGCTTGCCGAGCGAAGTGGCAAGACCACCGAAGCTCGACTGGAGAACCGGGAGAAGCTTCTCAAGGGCAGGCGCTGCCTGCTCCCAGAAGTTGTGCTGGATGACATCCTGGATCTTGGAGAACTGCTTGTAGACATCCGGCATCTCCTTCTTGAGGCCGGCGAATGCAGCAGTCAGTGTGATCAGGGTTGTAACGAAGCCACCCAGGAAGCCTGGTGCCAGCAGGCCCAGGCTGCCGATCTTGGAGAGCGATCCGCCAAGAGAGAGGGCATCTCCGACCATCGCAGCAAGAGAGGTTCCGACACCAGAGAGTGCGGTAGCGAGGATGCCCACCCTGGGAGCGTTCTTTGCCATATTGGAGATCAGGTCACCGATGTCGGTGAGGGCGTTCTTGACGCCCGTCACACCGGAGATGGTGCCCAGCGTTGCTGCGACCTTGGCGAGGGCGGCCTTGTTGATCTTCGGGAAGAGTTCTACGAACCGATCCCTGGACAGTGTTGCCAGTTGCCGCTGCACGTTCAGCTTCGACGGGGTAGCAAGGTCCGGGTCGATCTTGACGTTGCGATCCTTGGCGAGGTCGTCGAGGTCGTCGTCGATGGCGTGGATCTGCTTACGGAACTCTGCATCGTCCTCGATGTTGAGAGCGATCTTGATCTGCTGGTCCCGTAGCTTCTTCTTGATGTTGTTCAACTCACGGGCAAACTCGCCCTGGTTGATGTCGACGCCGATCTCCAGCGTCTTGAACTTCTGGAGCTTCTTGTTCAGGTCATCCAGATCGTCCTGGTAGTCGATCTCCAGTTCGATCTTCTTGACCTTGTCGATCGCGTCATTGACCTCATCGTCGAAACGCCTGAGGCTGTCATCGTCGACATCCACATTGATCTCGACATGCATGTCCTTGAGGCGCTTGTCGAGGTCGTCGAAGTTCGCATCGATGTCTGTGTGGAGCTTCTCTTGCAGATCGTCGAGCTTCTTGTGGAAGTCCTTGAGTGACTTGTCATTGATCTTTACGTCGATCTCTGCATCGCCAAGGTCCCTGAGTAGGTGGTCCTTGTCGACGTGCATCTCGACTTCGATGTCGCCGGCTTCAGCCTGGGCGACACGTACAGCATCATTGACCTCCCTGCGGAGGCCATCTGCGTCGGGGTGTACCGGAATCTTCAGGTCATCCGTACGCATCTTCTTGAGCTGCTCTTGCAGCTCGCGACGGAAGTCGCTCGTGTCCGGGTGGACGGTTACAGAAAGCCGCCCGATCACGGTAGCGTCGATGGCACACCTCCGGAGTGGGGATTGTTAGCCGAGGACTTTCGCCCCGCCAGAAGCGAAGAAGGCGAAGGCATCCATGAGGCTCTTCTCGGGTTTGTCTTCCTTGGCTTGCCAAGGGCGAGGCCACGGCTCAAAGTCCGGAACCTTCTTCCAGTTGCCCGCAGCGCGAGCGGTGACAGTGCTGATGTCGTAGATGGATGCGGCAATGTTGCGATCCACGCCCCAGCCGAAGTACTTCTCCCAGTTGTCCCCACCCCTGAGATAAGCCGCCGACATAGAATCGTCAGGAAGCCGCTGGATCTGAGCGAGCAGCAGGTCCGGGTCTCTGCCTTCTCCCCGTTCGTACTCTGCAACGATCTCGACGAGATCCTCGTGGTAGTAGAACTTGAAGTCCGCGTAGAGACCCGGCCCGCAGTCGTCAATCAGTCCTGCGACTCCGAGGCTTTTCCCGCCTTCTCCTCATCGACCATGTAGTCCTCGATGATGGAGAGCAGGATGCCAAGGTCGCCATTGATAGCCTCAAGCAGCTTCTCGGCCTGCTGGGTGGTCTCGGCAACGATGCGGATCACATCAGCGGCGCGCTCGAAGTACGAGCGCTCATCACCAGCAGCCTTGGCGTCTTCTTCCTTCAGCTTGACCTCGGTCAGCGCCTGGCGCTCTTTGTCGCTCATGCGAATCGGGTTGCGGAGAACGACGGTGGTGTTCTCGTCGATCTGCACGGGGTGTGAGCCGAACTTCTTCTCGGCTGCCTCGCGGTACTGATCCAGGGTGGAAAACTTCTTAGTCATGGGTTGCGGACCCTCTCCTGTGTTCAAAGTTGGTTACGGACCTAGGTGGTGCCCAGTGGGGCACCCTCCCCGCCAGGGGTCCGCATCCTGACGGGGAGGGCAGCTCTTGGTGAGCGGTTAAGCTCAGGCAGCGCTGGACGAAGACTCGTTGGAAGCCATCGGGGTCAGCGCGTACGGCCAGGTGTTGCCGTTGTAGGCCAGCGGCGTCACGTTGATCGGGAGACCCGCCAGCGAGGCGGTGTCATCGATCGAGGCATCGTCACCACGGAACAGCGAAGCCTTCGGCGCATAGATACCGAAAGCGTTGGTACCGTCAGAGATGACGGCGAGGAACGCTGCTTCGGTCGGGGCCGGCTCGCTCGGAACACCGAGCAGGGAGCCGTCGCTGTTCACGTCGACCATGTTCGAGCCGAAGTACATCTTCAGGCCGGCCTCATCCCACTGCTCCAGAACGAAGCCGAAGGACTCGGTACGAGGGGCAATCGACTGGATCAGGGACGGAGCCTGGAGCGTGCCCAGCGTGGTCACGTCACCACCCTCGGACGCGAACGCCAGGATGGAGTCGATCGAGGTGTGACCAACGTTGACCCACGCAGCGTCCGGGGCCTTCAGGTTGGTCGGGAGTGCGGTTCCAACCGGCGCGGTGTAGAAGTTGCCACCACTCGGCTTCAGAACTGCGGCATCATTGATAGCCATTGTTCTCCTTGGGGAAATGAGAAAAGCCCCGCAAGGAGCGGGGCCAGAGAGCGAAGAGTTGAATCAGTTCGACACTTGATGACGAACGATCAGGTTGAAGCGCGCCTGGTAGCGGTACCAGCCGGCAGGAAGGTCCGCATACTGCACAGGACCGCTGGAGTCAACGAAGTCGGCTTTGCGGGTCGGCTCGTCAGGGTTCCGATAGTTGGAGATCCACATACCGTTGATCACGGTCTGGTTTCGCCAGGCTTCGATCAGGGTGATCTTCACCGCGTTGGCGAGGATCTCGCCGTCAGAGTCACCACCGGCATCAACAGGAGAGTCCTGCGTGAAGCAGTCGATCTCCAAGTAGCAGTCCTCGAAGAAGCCTCGAGGGTCGGTGTGGTTGATTCCCGGACCAAGAGACTTCCGAACCAGGATGCCCATCTGCGGGAAGTGCAGGGGGAGCAG